TTGCTTGTAGCTGTTGCAATGTTAGTAATTGCTTTGGCTGCATCGCTGGCTTCTGTACCGCCGCCTACGCGAGCGAAAGCATCGATGAGACCTTCACCAATTATTTCTTGAGCGTTGCCTGTAGCTACTGCCAAGACTTCCATCTTGTAAGAGGTTGTCTCAAGATAAGCCTGTGCTGATCCTGCTGAACGTGCCAGCATGATGCCTAGAATCTCATTGAATGACTTGGTTGTAATCTCAGCTCTGGTTAAGCCTGTGTTGTACTTAATTAAGCCTCTAGTAATACCTACATAGCCTTTGCCTAAATCCGTTGCGACCGTAGCTAAATCTACCCCGCTGGCTCTTGAGATTTGGATTGCATTGTTGAGAAGCTCTTGAGACTTGGTGAGTGATCCTGTGGTGGTTAATAGACCCTGAAAAGCCGGTCTAAGAATGTCATCTGCAATTGCCGCGCTGCTCTCAAGGTTCGCAATAAACTCGGTGACCTTAGTCTGAGAGAATGAAAGCCCAAGGTTATCTACTGCTGTGGCTAGTCTATTGGCTGCTGCTTCATCTGCTGCGAAAGCCTTGACTGCTGCCTTGCCGTAAGCTGTCATAGCGGCTGCGCCAAGAGTTAAGCCTAAAGCTCTGCCTAGTGACTTGACTGACTTACTTAACTTAGTAACGCCCTTGTCAGCCTTGTTAAGCCCAGCAGCATCATAGGTAGTGGCAATGCGGATTGCTAAATCTGTCATACCTGCCATTAGTCTTTGCTCCTTGCTCTAAATGTCTTTTCGCCGCGAGCATTGCTTAGGGTAATAACTTTGTTATTGGCAGACTGAATAGCTGCTACAACTGCTGCGGTGGTTTTACCCTGATCCTCAGCCCACGCTTTAAACAAGAGGCGACCCTTAGTCTTGCGGGTTCTGCGCCCTGCGCTGTTGGACTGCTGGCTATCTATTAGAGGCGGTAGCGCAGCAATGAACTGGCGACCAGCGTTAGGGTTAGCAGACTTATTGACATCTCTGCCACCTTCCCACTCTGTGATGAATTGCCCGCCACGATACTTCTTAACTCGTTGCGCTGCTGGTAATCCTTGAGCGTTCTTACGCCCTGCTGTTTCGTAGATTGCACCAGAAGCAGACTTATTAAAGATAGTTGCAAGGCTTCTAAAGCCTCGCTTGTTAGGCTTAGTTGGAGCTGTTGAGTATCCCAAGCCCTTTTTAATGATGCCAGCGTTAAAGGCTCGATACTCCCACTCGCCAACAGGATTAGCCCAGCCACTAAGAGGGGACTCTGAAGGCACGAACCCACGCGCACGATTAACAACCTTGCGCAAGTGTCCAGCAATCTCCTTCTGGGTTTCCTTGGCTAAATCTGGGGTGTATTGCTTTAAGGCTTTTCTAAGAGCTACGGCGTTGTCTAGCTCGACTGGCATCGCTTCGCTCCTTCGCTATATCCCTGAGGACTTCTATATGTGCCTTAAATGCTAATGCCGGAAGTTCGACAATAGTGTGAAACGGAACTCCATACTCGTAACTCAGTCGAGCTGCGAGATAGGTGAGGGAGTTCCGATCTACCCTAAAGGGTCAGATTCCAACACTTCCACACTTTTCAGCGTTTCTAGGAACTGTTCCCCGAAAGGTTTGACTGTTTCACCCGAACGTCTAATTGCTTCCCAACAGAGCCAATAGACATCAGATTGTTTCTGATCCTCTATCAGCGCCTTGTGAAAGCCTTTCTTGGCGTACTGCTCGAAGGCGTACTCAATAAGTGGAGTAATCTCGTACTCTGTTACTGAGTTGTCAGCCCTTGTTACCTTTAGCTTTGCCATGTTAGCCCCTTAATTAGTTGTTTAGAATGTACCTGTTGTTGCAACAGCGATTGTACCTGAAACGGTAAATGTGATGCTCTGTGTGGACATGTCTCCAACTGCGCCGTTGATATCGGTTGTGTTGTTTACAAGGCAGGTTGCTGTGTACAGAGGGTTAGTAGCTGAGACTATTGTTCCCTTAGCCTGTAGAAGCACGATTGGAACGTTAGTTCCCCATGCTGCCTGAAGTGTTGCAAGAACGTTAGCTGATGCTGTGTCGTTCAAGAAATCGATTGTGATAGATGATGCTTCAAGACCCTTAACAAACTTGTGTCCTGAATCACCCATTGCTGTAACTTCGAGCTCATCGAATGAGCGGTTGATAGTTACTGAAGTAACGTGGTCGCTAAGATCAACTGAATTAACCTTCACGCCTACGTTGTTGCTCAGAAATACTGCCATTTAGGTTATTCCTCGTCTTTCTTAGTAGTTGGTTTTGTTTCTGCCTTTGGAGCGCCCTGACCGATTTTAATCAGGAACGCTTCATTTTCTTTTTCCCATTGCGCTAAATCGGTCATGATTTAACTCCATTCCGTTAGGGTACTGATTGCAATGTCGCAAGTCAGTAAATCTCCGGAAGCGATTGATAGAACGCTTGGTGCGCTCACGCTTCCCACGTTAAATACAATGCTGGAAGCCTCGAGAAGCTGAAACACTCTTAAGATGTCGGTCTCGATTCCAGCAAGGTTGCCCTCATTGTCTAGCAATGGAACAAGTATTGTAATTGTAAAGTTAGCCAGAGGCGCGATTGATGTGTAATCGTTATTGCTTGGAATGATGTAAGGATCAGCAGGAGTGACGATTACTGAGTTAGCGACAGGTGTAGCAGGTGGGAACGCAAATACTGAATACTTAGTGTTATCGGCTAGAGCCGCTGCAATGCTAGATCGTAGGGTGGTTATCGCTGGCATTAGCCCACCATAGAACGCGGGTCAAGATATGGTGCAAGTAAGCCACGAACGCGAGCGATAAGCTGTGAAGACATTGCGTACATGCTGCCGATTGAGCCGTCTGGATTCATGCCGTTGCCTGAGTTGGTCTGACGAGATGTCCAGATTGATACGCAGACCATAAGGCTGGCTTCCTGTACTGCTGGCTCGGTTGAATAATCTTTGTAAGTAGTTGCCGCAACCTGACCATAAGGGTAAATCGGGTGAAAAGTCTTAACGACATTGGCTGCGTGTGTTGTTGTAATGTCAATGCTTTTTTCATTGACTGCATTGACTGTCTTTGATCCATTAAAGTTTGACCCGCAGCCTGTGACGGTTAATTGCTGCCCAACATAGAACACATCACTAACATAATCGTTAAAGTATAAAACCCCTGCTGTGCCGTTATTAGAGTGACCTGATACTGGAAGTACGTTTTTCCATAGAAAAGGCAACAACGCATCATCAGCAGCATCGCAGACTGATTGCAAGACTGCATCAGTGTAGAGAGTTCCCACGCCGAGAGCTGTGCGAAGTTCTGCAACTGTTGTTGTGCTCATTGTTATCCTTTCTAAAGACTTGGCGGGCTACAAGGGCTCTGGTAACCCGCCAAGCGACTTAGGGTATTGCTTATGTGAAGTTAAACCAGTTTGCGCCAGCCGCTAACTTAGTGGCAAGAGCTCCCTGACCGAAAAGTAGAATATCTACAGTTCCGTCAGAGTTGATGTTTGTACGAAGCTGCTGACGAGCACCCTCATACCATGTGTAAGCCTCTGGGTTAATGACAGCCATTGAATAATCGGCTGTGCCAACTCCGCCAGAACCCTTCATGTATCGAGAAACGCGAAGGTCAAGACCTGCAACATTACCTTGAAGAGATGTAGGTGAAAGTGCTCCACCAGCGTTTTGAGGATTAGCAGCGATGTAGATTGGGCGACCTTGATCGTTGTAGCCCATGATGTTAGCCCATTGTTCTGGGGTTACTACGATGTTGCGAGCAAATCCAAGTGATGCTGTATAAACAGCGGCTGCGGCACTTGCTACATAACCTAGGAGTCCTGAAGCATCGTTAGCGCGAGCTGTTGCGTTGAGAGTACCTGCGCCCTGAATAGCTGTTGTTACATGCTCTTCTGTGTCCTTTGCGTAAGCAAATTCCATCTGAGTAAGAAGCTCGTCTAAAAATGCAGGAGTTGAGTTTGTGAGAAGTTCAAGAGTTGTGATAGCACGACCCTTGAATGACTTCTTTGTTACTGTAATGTATGAAGCCTCAAGCTGTGATTCTGTGACAGGTGCGTTCTCGTCAATCTGATCTACAAGAGGAACTTCAGTAATCTTTGGCAGCTCAAATGTTTTTCCAAATT